TACCCCGCACTCCTGTGGGCAAAATGGTCAGGGAGGAAAGCGGCGAGGTTGTGAAGTACAAAAAGGAACTGCACAAAGGCCGCAAGCTGAAAACAGTTTATGCTGGCGGTACCCTGCGCCGAGGTTGGACAGCAAAAACCGAGGCCGAGGCGCAAAACCGTGGCGGTAGTAATAACGGCGCCACCTACGCCCAAAGTCTGCCGGTCACAAAAGCCGGAGGAATGTACCAGATCACGGTCATAAACCCGGTGAATTATGCCAGCTATGTGGAGTATGGGCACCGCCAGACGCCCGGCCGGTATGTTCCGGCAATCGGCAAACGGCTAAAACAGGCGTGGGTGCCCGGCCAGTACATGCTGACAATATCGGAGCGGCAGCTACAAAACATACTGCCCTCGTTGCTGGAAAAGAAGCTGCAAACATTTTTGGAGGAGGCGTTCAATGGCGGAAATTAGTACACAGGCTGTTATTGACGCCATAACACTGGCGATCCGGGCAGCCTACCCAGACGCGATCATTTTAGACGATGAAGCGGCGCAGGGCGTGGTGCCCGGCGCTTTTAACGTCCGGCTGGTGTCTGCGGGGCAGCAAAAGTTTGTAGGCCCGCGATACCGCCGCACCCCGTTGTTTGACGTGATCTATTATTCAAACAACAGCGGCCCGGAGTGCGTGGCCGTTGCTGACAACCTCAGCATGGAACTGGACGCGGTGACAACACCGGGCGGCGACCTGCTGCACGGCTCCGCCGTGGAGTGGCGTGTTGAGGACTTTGTGCTGCATTTCATAGTGCAGTATACCCATTATGTGCGGCGCGATATGCCGCAAACATTCATGGAAACCCTGATATTTCAGGAGGGAGGGCAATAAATGGCTAAACAGGATAAAGTCACAGAGGAGGCCACGGTTGCAGCGGAGCAGGAATTTAGCAAGCAGCAGCTTTTGGCCTCCCAAAAATACAGACACAGGCGGGACTTGATCGGCGCCCTGCTGGTGGATGGCGTAACCTACTCAATAACCAAAGTGGACGCGCTGATCAAAGACTATGACGAACGGAGGATAAAATAATGGCTTTTGGAGGCGGTACATGGCTGACACAAAACAAAGTGTTGCCGGGTACATTTATCAATTTTACCAGCGTTTCCAGAGCATCGGCCACCTTGTCTGATCGCGGCGTTGCCGCGCTGCCTCTGCCCCTTAGCTGGGGGCCGGAGGGTGAGGTGTTCGAGGTAACAAGCGGGGACTTCCAAAGGAACAGCCTTAATATTTTGGGGTACCCGTTTGACGCTCCGGCAATGCTGCCGCTGCGCGAGCTTTACCGCAACGCAAAAACGGCGTTTCTGTACAGGCTCACCGGCCAGACCACGAAAGCGATCTGCACGGTGTCCGGCGCGGCTTTTGCCACCGCCCTGTACGGCGGCAGCCGTGGCAACGCGCTCAGGCTGGTTATCACGGCAAACGTGGACAATACGGAGGCGTTTGACGTGTCCACCTACATGGATGACGTTCTGGTGGACGCGCAGATCGGCGTGACCGATGGCGCGAACTTGCAGGCAAACGCTTTTTGCACGTTCAACGCGGGCGCTACCCTCGCATACACGGCCGGGGCGCCGTTCACGGGCGGCGGTGACGGTACAATGAGCGGTACGGCGCACCAGAACGCGCTGGACAAGCTGGAGCCGTTTGCGTTCAACACGCTGGGCTGCGTGGCTGTGGACGATACCACAAAGGGCCTGTATGTCCAGTACAACAGGCGTATGCGGGACGAGATCGGCTCAAAATTCCAGCTGGTGGGCTACCGTATACCCGGCGCGGACTTTGAGGGCGTCATTTCCGTTGAAAACTTGGTGACGGGCTACCCTGTGGACGTGCCCGGCCTCGGTGAGCAGGGGCTTGTATACTTCACGCTGGGGATGCAAGCGGGCTGCGAGGTCAACAGGTCATGCACCAACAGGCGTTACAATGGAGAGCTGACCGTTGACACCAACTACACCCAGAAACAGCTGGAGGAGGGCATCAAGGCGGGCAAATTTATGTATCATATGGCGGGCGGCGCTGTCCGTGTGCTGGATGACATAAACACCCTGCTCACGCTGTCTGACACCAAAGGCGCGATTTTCCAGAGCAACCAAACCATCCGCGTCTGCGATCAGATCGCGAATGATACCGCTGTGCTGTTTAATACGCGCTACATCGGCACCGTGCCGAATGACGCCAGCGGGCGCATGAGCCTGTGGAATGACATCTGCAAACTCATACAGGAACTTGAACGCATTCGCGCTGTGGAGGACTTTGACACAAAAACCCTCACAGTAGAACAGGGCGACACCAAAAAAGCGGTGCTTGCCACAATAAACGGCCTGAATATAGTAAACGCGATGGCGCAGCTGTATATGGCCGTGATAATCATGTAAAGGAGGCAACGGCATATTATGGCTAACCCTGTAATGAACGCGCTGGACGCGCTGCAAGGCTCGATGGCCGAGTGCTTTATCACCACGGAAACCGGGCGCCGGTATAACTTCATGCAGATATACAAGCTGGAGTTTAAGATGGACATAACCACAAAGGAGCTGCCCATCCTCGGCAAGACCGGCAAAGGAAACCGCGCCACCGGCTGGAAAGGCACATACTCCGGCACCGCGCACTATAACCAGTCTGTGATCCGTGAAATGATGCTGACGTACAAGAACACGGGCAAGCTGCCCACGTTTGACGCGCAGATCACAAACGATGACCCCTCCTCTGCCGCTGGCAGGCAAACCGCCATTTTCAGGCAGTGTTTGGTCAAGGGCGGCATCCTTGCTGCGTTTGACGCCAGCGCGGACACGCTGGAGGAGGACATCGAGGGCACCTTTGAAGATTTTGACTTCCCGGAACTGTTTAACCTTATTCCGGGCATGGAATAAAGGAGGGCAAGCATGAGATCGTTATCGTCTTTTATGGCCGGTGAGGTCAAGCCGGTTGAAAATGTCATGTTTACCGCCAGTGAGCGGTTTGTCAACGGCGAAACCGGCAAGCCGGAGCAGTGGGAGATCAAGCGGATCACGGCCAAAGAGAACAGCACGATCCGTAAAGCCTGCATGAAAACCGTACCCGCACCGGGCGGCAAAAAAGGCCAGTACACGCAGGACTTTGACGCTAACCTGTATCAAGCCAAAGTTTCCGTTGCCTGCACGGTCTGGCCTGACCTCAACAGCGCCGAACTGCAAGACAGCTATGGCGTTATGGGCGCGGACAACCTGATCCAAACCATGTTGACCCCCGGCGAGTTTGAGGACTACTCCGCAAAGGTGCTGGAGGTCAACGGCTTCACGAACAAGGATGAACTGGTTGACGAGGTAAAAAACTGATAGAGGACGGCGACCCGGAGGCGTATTACGCCTATTATTGTTTGCATAAATTCCACTGGGCGCCGTCCCTGTTTCTGGAACTATCGGACGAGGAGCAGGCTTTTGTCATCGCAGCCATTGACCTGCGGATCGAGGCCGAAAAAAAGGAAATGAAAAAGCTCCCGAAAGCTAAATAGCCCGCGCCCGCTACCCGTTGCGGCAGCAGGCGCGGGGCTGTTTGGCTGTTCACAAAAACTTAACAAATTATTTTGCCAAAACCCCTTGACAATAGGGGGGGGGGGTATAATATTAAGGGTTATTTTACCCTAATGGCGGCGGCGGGCGCCGTCATTTTTATACCAGCCGGAGGTGCGTCATGGTAAGAAAAATCATAGGCGTTGTTTTACTCTTTTTGGCAGCAATCGGCATTATTATTGCCCTTACAGAAAAGGCCCCGGAAATGATCATCATGGTGGTGATCTTTGGTGTGCCCGGCTTGCTGTTACTTTTGCTTAAAGGCAAAACGAAAGCCGCACAAAACACGAAAATGGCAAACAAGGCGCGAATGAAAAAGAGCCTTGTTTGTAAACACGTTGCTGGGTTGCCGCTTGCCGAAAACGCAGCTTGTACTGTGTTTTTCGAGGACGCAGGGCTTAGTATTGCTGGCGGCGGCAGTGATTTTAATGTTGCCTATGATAAAATCACAGACATATCCATAAAAACGGATGTGGAAATTCAAAAGCAGTACGTCAGCAGCGCCGGGGGCGCTGTCGGAGGGGCTATGCTGTTTGGGCCGCTGGGCGCCATAGTGGGCGGACGCGCAAAGCAGAAAACCTCAAAGAACATTGACCATTATATCATAGTTACTTATCTGAGAAATGAAAGCATAGATTATTTATCGTTTCACATTGAAGTGTTACAAACGCCGAGGGCTGGCAGCTTGATCAAGGAAAGCCGGGGGCTTTTGAATAAGCAGCGCGTCACGGTAGATTTAGCGCAAGGCAGCGCGGTTTTGCCCTCGCCTGCTGACGAGGATCAATACATTATCATTGCCACACTGGATGGCGAAACCTGCCCGGTTTGCGGGGAAATGGATGGCAAGGTGTTCAAGCAATCAGAATATGCCGAGGGGCGCACGGCGCCTCCGTTTTGTGACGATTGCCGATGCTGTACGGCTCCTTATTATGCGGATATGGCCGATCTTGGTGAACGCACAGCCAGAAACCCGAAAACCGGCAAGACAATCAAGGTGCCGGGCAGCATGAAATACCCAGAATACAAAGAAAAATACCTTGATAACTAACGCTTTATAAAATTGAAAAGGCCAACCGCTCTCACAAACAGGGAGCGGTTTTATTATGCCCAAAAGGTGGTGAAATCATGGCAACAATAGCATCGCAGCTACGGTTAAACGATGGCATGTCCTCTGTGCTGCGCAGTGTATCCTCCGCGCTGGACACCTGCCTGTCCAGCTTTGAGCAGGTGCAGGCGGCCTCCGGGCAGGCAATAGACGTGCAGAACATTACAGACGCCCGTGTGGGGTTGTCTGAGGCCAACAGCCAAATAGAGCAGATGGAGGCCAACCTGCGCAGAGTTGAAGATCAGCAAAACGGTGTAAATCAGTCTTTTAGAGCAGGTGACGGCGCAGCGGGCAACGTGTTAAATAAAATCACCCAGATGGCTGCCGCATACCTCAGCATGAAAGCCGCAAAAGACTTTTTCATGGGCAATATTGAAATGGCGGGCGAATACCAGCGGGCGGACGCGCAGCTGCGCGTGGTGCTGCAAAACGCCGGGGCCACATACGACACCTACCAGCAAATACTGGGCGTTGCAAAGGATATACAGGCGACCTCCCTATATAGTGACACGGCAATGATCGCGGGCGCTGCTGAATTGTCAACGTATATCAGTGACGCGGAGGCGCTGTCTGCTACAATGCGCACCCTGTCTGACTATGCCACCGGCATGGCGGGCGGTACGGAGGTCAGCGCAAAGCAAATGACGGAATACGCCACCCAGCTGGGCAAGGCGTTCATGGGCGCGTATGACGGTATCAGCAAAAAGGGCTTTGAACTGTCGGACGCGCAAAAGGAAATCCTCAAGACTGGGGACGATATGCAAAAGGCGATGGTCATTGAAAGCATAATCACGGAAAGCTGGGGATCGTTGTCTGAGGAAATGGCGAACCTGCCGATCAATCAGGTTACGCGCATGACAAACGAGTGGAACAGCTTTAGACGGGAGCTGGGGGAAACTTCATTTCCGGCCTTTTCTGAAATACTGGCAAACATACAAGGCCACATGCCGCAGATACAGATGGTTTTTCAGGCTCTTATGTCGGTAATAAATCAACTTGTCAGTTACATCGGGGACATAATAGATAAAGCCGCAGCTGTGGTTGTGTTCTTTCAAAACAACTGGTCATGGATCGCGCCCATTGTCATGGGCCTTGTGGCTGCCTTTTTAGCATGGAAAGCAATTACTCTGATAATGATACCCATACAGTGGGCGCTAAACCTTGCGATGAACGCAAACCCGATCGGCATTATTATATTAGCGATTGTGGCAATTATCGCGGCAATCTCGGCGTGGGCCGCTTCTGTGGGCGGTTTTCGTGTGCTGT